AGAGTTAGAGTTGCAGGAGTTGATACGCCAGAGAAAAGAACAAAAAACTTGGAAGAGAAGGCACTGGGAATAGATGCAACAGCGTGGTTGAAAGTAAAATTAGAGGAGACTATTAAAGGTGATGAAGAACTCACTGTTAGAACTGAACTTAAGGGTGGCGTTGGGAAGTATGGTAGGCTTCTTGGTTGGCTCTACATTGGCGACTCTGATCTTTCGTTGAATGAGCAGATGATTACTGAAGGATATGCTCATGCATATGATGGAGGAACAAAAAATATGGACTTAGAAGCACTGCGGGTAATTCGTAGATCATTTGGTACTTTAATTGATGATTAATTATGAATCCTGAAAAACAATGGTCTTTCTTAAAGGTTGATGTAATGCCAAAAATGGAGATGATGCATACACAATTGCAGCATCTTACTACATTTGCTAACGATCACAGTGAAGAAAAATATATTACTAAGAAAGAATTTAATGAATTTAAGAGTGAAGTTAAGAAACTCAACAGTAGATTGGATGAACTCTTTGGTAATACATCCGATGATCAATCTATTATTAGTGCTCTCAAAATAAAGGAAGCATTAATAAGAGAGTTTGGTAAAGATCGTTTCCCTCAATTATAGGAGAAAAACTAATGTCAGCATTAACAAAAGGATTTAACGGTGGTCTATGGGCATTCCGTTTAGTATTTGCAGTAGTGGTAGCAGAACTTGCTATCGTTGGAGGTACAGTAGTTGGATGTTTTGCTGAGGACATCTGTAATGAAGCAGATACTCAGGCAATTAAAGAGACGATGCAAGGATTGGCAACAAAGAGTTTCGCACTTTATGCTGCTGAGAAAGGTATTAAATCTAATAGTAAGAAAGAAGAAGAAGCATGATTGAAGAAAGATCTGAATTCATTGCCTTACTGAAAGAGAAATCTTATCGTAAGGGTGACTTTACGCTGTCCTCTGGTAAGAAGAGTGAGCACTATGTAAATTGTAAACCAGTAACGTTACAATCTGATGCGTTACTCTTTATTAGTTGGTGTATGCTTGAGTGTATAGAAGATGATGTTGTAGCAGTAGGAGGACTCACCTTAGGAGCAGATCCTTTGGTGAGTGGTGTTGCTATGGCATCTGCTATTGCTGATGATAAACCATCAGTTAATGGTCTGATTGTAAGGAAAGAACCAAAAGGACATGGTACAGGAGCATGGATTGAAGGGCCACTCCCACCTAAAGGTTCTAAGGTAACTGTACTAGAGGATGTTATTACGACAGGAGGTTCGGCAATCAAGGCAGCAGAGAAGTTGCGTGATGCTGGATATATAGTTGATAGAGTCGTGGCGATTGTGGATAGACAGGAAGGAAAGGAAGCATATGATGCCTTGGAAGAAGCTGGGTTGGATGTAGTTAGTCTGTTTTTGTTAGAAGAGTTAATAGAGTATGATTCCTCTTGACAAGATGGCATACTTATCCTAAACTAACTACGTTCACTTTAGACAAATGACACGTTCGCTTGTAGACAAATTCCATAAGCATTTACCACTGTTAGAACAAACCGTAAGACGGGAGTGTGAATTAGACCATTCAAACCCAAAACTATACAGAAAGGTCTATCGTTATTTTAAAGGTCAAGGAGTTGAATTTTTTGGTAATCCCGACGACGATTATGAGTTAGTCGTTGAGGAACTTGAAACTGAACTAAGGAGGAACACATGAACGTTATTATGGAACGGTATCCTTACCGTTATGTGGAAGCAGGGACCCTGGAAAATGGGTCCCCTGACTATCGAATCCAGAAGAAGGATGAGTATACTAAACGTTATAAAGACATGTATCTTTGTGACAACAGTATGCAACTCACTACTGCTATTGAGGATTTCGAGTATACAAAATGGTTAGATCCTGCAGGCGTTCCTGCTTACAGGAAGTTTAACTAAATAGCACAGCACACTTTATTTCAAAAAATGGCATACAAAGGAAAAGCAGCAAAGTCAGCGACAGGTGCTTCAATGTCACAATATGATGTTGAAGTAGAATCTAGATTGACAGCACTTGAAGCAGCAGTTAAGGAACTTCAAGCACATGAACACGATGCACCAGCAGCACCAGCAGTTGCAACAGGTGATGATCATGACAAACTTGTTGAAGTTGAAGCAGCATTAAACAAAGTAAGAGGAGTTCTAGGAGTATAAATGACTTGTACTGCGTTAGTGTTGGGAGCTGGTGGATTTATCGGTTCCCATATGGTTCGTCGTCTTAAGGCAGAAGGGTACTGGGTGCGTGGGGTTGACCTCAAGCGTCCAGAATTTTCGTCTACGGAGGCAGATGAATTTATTCAAGGAGATCTGACTGATCCTCTCTTCGTTGAGAAGGTCATACGTTATACAGGATCCACAGGAAATTTCTTTAAACAAGATGTTCCTAGTAAATATTGGCACCCATTCCACGAAATTTATCAATTTGCGGCTGACATGGGTGGTGCAGGGTTCATTTTTACAGGTGAAAATGATGCAGAAATCATGCATAACTCTGCTACTATTAACTTGAATCTACTTCATGAGCAGAAAAAGTTAAATAATTTGCTTGATCGTAACTACACTAAGATTTTCTATAGTAGTTCAGCATGTATGTACCCTGCATTCCATCAGGAGAATACAGAAGATCCTAAACTACCAGAGAGTCTTGCATATCCAGCACAACCTGACTCAGAATATGGATGGGAAAAATTATTCAGTGAGAGGTTATATCTCACTTTCAATCGTAATCATGCTATCCCTGTTAGGGTTGCTCGTTACCATAACATCTTCGGACCAGAAGGAACCTGGAAAGGTGGAAGAGAAAAAGCTCCTGCAGCAATATGCAGAAAAGTCTCTGAAGCAACTTCCGGCGATGCCATTGAAGTCTGGGGTGATGGACAGCAAACCAGATCCTTCCTCTTTATAGATGAATGTATTGAAGCAACAAGAAGGTTGATGAATGGAGACTTCATAGGACCAGTTAATATTGGTTCTGAAGAGATGGTTTCTATTGATACTTTAGTTGACATTGCTGCTAAGGTATCGGGTAAGACTATCAATAAGAATCATATTCCAGATTCCAATGCTATTGGTGTTCGTGGTAGGAATTCCTGCAACGATCTTATCAGAGAAAAACTTGGATGGGATTATGAGCAAACATTAGAAGAGGGTATCCGCAAGACATACGAATGGATTGTGGAACAGAACCCTAAAGCAACTGACCACGAACGTTTTGAGGATGCCTTAGATTATGAAGAAGATTATATCGCAGGTTGAACCAGGAAAACTCCTTCATCTTATCAATCGATTTGATGAGATAGGAAAGAGAACAGACGTAGCACCAGAAGATCAATTCATACAACTTGCTACATTGAGGATGGAAAAGGGTAAAACCTTCCGTCCTCATAAGCATATATGGAAACCTGGTCAACCAGAAGTAATTGCTCAAGAATCTTGGGTGGTTATTCAGGGATCTGTTAAGGTATTTTTCTATGATATAGATGATACTCTTATTGGTACAGAGATTATTAATCAGGGTGATTGTTCTATGACGTTTGAGGGTGGCCACACCTATGAAATTTTAGAAGATGATACTGTTGTATATGAGTACAAGACTGGACCATATACAGGTGTAGAAAACGATAAGGTTTTCTTGGAGGTGGGTGATGTCAGTTAGATTACCAGGATGGTTAAGAAAAGAAATTAAAGCAATAGTTGTAGAGGCTTTACGAGAGTGGGAAAATGAGGTAGAATATTTGGGTAGACCAGGTTACATCTGGAATTCTGAAATGCGAAAGTGGGAACCTGATGACAAAAAAGAAGATTAATCTAGGATGTGGTTGGAGAAACTTCGGCCCTGATTGGATACACATTGACGGGGGTGACTATGATCATTTAGATCATAAGGACATCCTCGATTTTCCGTATGAGAACGTAGACTTGATTTATGCGTCTCATGTGATAGAATACTTTGATAGGGATGAGATAGTTCCTATTCTCAAGAACTGGAGATCCAAATTAAATAAGGACGGTATCCTTCGCATTGGAGTTCCTAACTTTGCTGCACTTGCTTCTCTATATTTGAGAAACAATGTTGATCTTGATAAGGTTCTTGGTCCTTTGTACGGTAAAATGCCAATGGGTAATGAAACCATCTATCATAAGACAACCTATGATGAACGTTCTTTAAGTGAACTTCTTTTAAGTATTGGATTTGTTAAAGTAATGAAATGGGATTGGCGTGAGGTTGAACATGGTAAATACGATGACCATTCACAAGCATATTATCCTCATATGGATAAGGAGAATGGTATCCCAGTGAGTTTGAATTTGGAGGCCTACAATGGGGTTTGAAGTAGTTACTAAACTTGAGGATAAGGTTGCATCATTCTTTGGAGCACCTTATGCTATTGCAACTGACTCTTGCACTCATGCTGTAGAGTTATGTTTAAGGTATGAACAACCTTATGAGGTAACCTTTCCTACGCATACCTATCCTTCTATTCCTTTCTTAGGTTCTAAGTTGGGATTGAGGTGGAGTTTTAAAGAGGAGGAGTGGGTAGACTATTATCAGATTGGTAATACAAATGTCTATGATGCTGCTGTTCTATGGAAGATGGGTGGATACATTCCATCTACTCATATGTGTTTAAGTTTCCAGTTTCAGAAGCATCTTAAGATTGGTAGGGGTGGTATGATTCTTACTGATAATAAAGAAGCATTTGAAATGTTATCAGAAATGGTGTATGATGGTAGGAATAGTAGAGACATTCCTTGGAGAGAACAAAACATCAAGACTATTGGGTATCATTATTATATGACACCTGAGGCAGCACAGATAGGTTTGGATAGATTTGCAGAAGCAATTACAACTGAACCAAAGATTTGGACTGACCGTGACTATCCTGACCTTAGAACTATGGATGTATTCAAATGATACCTCATGGTAATTTTCCTGGATTAACTCCAACACAACAGGTAGTTGCTATTGCTCTTGCTATATTATTTGGTGGAGTAGCATATGGGATCTATTTAACTTTTGGTCCCCCTAGTAAAAATTTAATCGACCCTTACGATCACGATGACTAAAAGAGCCCTTATTACTGGAATTAGTGGACAAGATGGAAGTTATCTATCTGAGTATCTCTTAAGTCTTGGGTATGAAGTTCATGGTATTCTTCGTCGTCACTCTGTAGCAGAGAACCAAGACGCAAGGATAAGAGAACTAGAAGTCATCACACATTATGGTGACTTGACTGATGAGTTATCATTGGTTCGCATTCTCCAAGAGAATGAGTTTGATGAGATATATAATCTCGCTGCTATGAGTCATGTTCGTATCAGTACTGACATGCCATCCTTTACTATCAAGACAAATAGTCTTGGAGTATTGAATATGTTAGAACTATGCAGGGTTCTTCAACCTAATGCTAAGTTCTACCAGGCAAGTTCATCTGAGATGTTTGGTAACTCTATAGATGAGGATGGATGTCAGAGGATAACTACTCCTATGCATCCTGTTTCACCTTATGGTTGCTCTAAAGTACTGGCGTATAATCTTGTGCGGCACTATCGTGCTGGTTACAATAAACATTACGTCAATGGAATACTCTTTAATCATGAATCACCACGGCGGGGGTCAAACTTCGTCACAAACAAAGTAGTTAAGACTGCTGTTCAGATTCATAAAGGGTTGCGTGACAAACTAGAACTAGGTAACCTTGATTCTAGTAGGGACTGGGGACATTCTAAGGATTATGTGCGTGGTATGCATATGATTTTAAATAATGATGAACCTAAGGATTACATTATTGCTACAGGTGATACGAGAACTGTTCGTGACTTCTGTAGATATACCTTTGATAAACTTGGTAAGAATTATCAAGACTATGTAACTCAGAACCCTAAGTTTATGCGTCCTGAGGAACTTAAGTTCCTTAAGGGTGACTCCACACCTATCCGTGAAGAATTGGGATGGGAACCTGAGTATACTTTTGAAACTATGCTCGATGAAATGATTGAATTCTGGATGAACAATGTTTAAGAACTCTTCGTACCATGGCCCAACTCAGTTATCATTAGAGACTGAGTTTGAAAAGAAAGTTAGTGTTTCCTTCGATACCTTAGAGAAGGATTTAGATGCTGACGTTAAAGTTCTAGTAGTAGTTGAACCACCTTGTGTCCATCCATTTGATGAACTGGTTAAGAAGGGTGCTTCTGAGTTTGATTTAATCCTTACTTATCGTGAGTGGTTAGTAGAAGAACTTGAGAATGCACAACTCTTTAACTGGAGTAACTGTTGGATCAAGGATGCTAAGATTGATAAGCGTAATCAACTTAGTTACCTTACTACTAATAAGGGATGGTGTGAAGGACATAAGTTACGTCAGGAGATATGGTATGCTCTTGAAGAGTATGATGAGATAAATGACTTTGAAGTGTGGAAGAAGAGAACACCACCATCTATCCCTAATAAGAATATTGCATTAGAGAATGCTAAGTTTACTATTTCCTTAGAGAATAGTGAGATCAATAATTATTTCTCAGAGAAGTTATTAGATTGCTTTGAGACTAAGACTATCCCTTTGTATTGGGGATGTCCTAACGTGGGTGATTACTTTAATATGGATGGTATATTACATTTCCATACCATAGAAGAGATGGAAGAATTGATAAATTCATTGACACCTGAACTGTATGATGCTAAAATGGAAGCGGTAGAAGACAACTACCAACGAGGCAAGAAATATCATAATGCCACGGACAGAGTTGCTGAAGAGGTCCGCAAATTTATCTCTAAATAAAAGCACATTATGATTCATTATGCAACAGGTAGGTAAACATTGCTGGTGTAGCCCGAAGTCGGGCATTATCCTTGCAGAAAGTACATGGCAAAACGTCCTTGTACCCGATAGCGATTATAAGTTTCTTCAGATGAGAGATCCTTATAATCGTGTTGTTAGTATGTTCCT